TGTATCTCAAGTATTCCGTCATTGATGCAGAGACAGGCAGCGAGGCGTAATACGTGATCATCTTCTCTAGCTTCGAACGAACTGAGGAAGGGATCGTTGTGTACTCGTCTATTGTTGTACCACTTGGTGAACTTACTGAGTCCTCCTTTGGAGATGGTGATGTTTCCAATGTCCTTCGCATTTTGTAGAAGTTGGATATAGGATTGTCGTATCACCTTATCCGCGTCATCTCTCCTGGCTTCGGGCCAAGCGATAGCTCTTTTTCTCTCATCGCTAACAACGAAGATAACCCTGGATGTAAACCCTCCTTCGATAACACTTGGATTGATTGCTGTAACAAGCCAACTTGGTGTTGAAGCTGATAAAAAGGTAACGTAGACATCTTTCTGTATTATCTCTCCTGACTTGAGTGTTCCCGGTGAACGTCTTTCTTTATGACAATCGTATAGATCAGTTAGTAGTCCCGGCATACCACTTAGGTATCCCTCTTTGCCAAGGACGGTAACGAGTTCAGATACTGCAAAGTTTGCTCTAGCACCTCGACCTTCTCTTGTGGATTCATGTAAGAGAATTTCAAGACTTTCAGGGCTTGTTCTTCCGGTAAGTATCGGCCCATACCCACGAACAATATCTCGTATGCTGCTAATAGCTGTAGACTTTCTTGTGACACCCGCTTCAGCAGCCAGAATAAGATACCAGTTGAGAAAGACAGGACTATTAGGGCGATCCACATAAACACTTCTACCACAGCCAACTCCTATTGCCCACAGTGCACACCAGAAATCGTATGCCTCTGCTGTTTCTACTACAGACATGTACTGCATGTACTGCCCAATGAATGAATCTTTAGGCACTAACTTCTTATAGTTCATGAGTCCAGTGCTAGACTTCCTTCAACGTACTCCATCTATGAACTCCTCCCTCGTCTGGATGTGATTGTTTAATGTCTGTTAGTATAGATACTGGTATACCTCTAATTATTATAGGTGACTCAGCATGTTTCTTCATAAGTCGTTGCACGGTTCCTGCGTCATCGGGACGATGTATTGCAATGAGTGCGTCATGTACGTTAAGTAACATACGAGCATCGGTCGGCCACTCAGGGTCATCGTGGCATTGATAGATAACCGCTGATACCTTGTCGCCGATAGTGGATTGTGGTCTGAATGCGATAACACTATCAAAGGATTCCTCCGTTAATCTCTCTAGCCATATCATTCTCCTTCCAAGTGGAGTGTATAATTCTTTGTGTTCCCTAACGTCTTTGATAGTATTACTCCATCCTTCTTGAATCTCAGGGAATGTTCTATGGTAAGCAGCGTATGCTTCGTATGCTTGTTGCATAGGGATACCACACACTTCTGCGAGCTTGGGTGCTTGCATTCTATAGTTAAGTCCGTGGACACACCGCTTGCCAAGATACCTTGTTGTGGGTTCACCATTGTCATCTCTATCATAGTCAGGTATCTCTTCGTAATCAACTTGGAATATTGATGCAGCGTTAAGTCTATGGACATCGTATCCTCCACCAGCTTCTGCCTTCTCAAAGTTCTCTATTAACTTTTGCACGTTCCACAAATAAGCAACTACCTTTGCTTCCGCTTGGCGAAGATCGAAGTATGAAAGGATGTAACCTTCATCTGCTATAAACATCGGGTATGCACGGTGGGGCTGATTCTGCAAGTTCATTCCAGAACCCCATAGGACTTTGCTGGAACTTAATCTTCCGGGAGCAGACTGAACACCAAACTGCTTGTACTCGCATCGGATTCTATTATCATCATCTACCTTCATGGTTGCATAGGTACTGTAGAACTTCTGATCCTTAAGGTAATCATCTAAGTGTACCAGTAACTTCTTCTGTTCAGGTGTAGTCTTAACGTTGTCCTTCATCCTCTGTCTGTTGTCCTTGTTAGTACTACTACCTCTACCTACTAAGCCAAGGTAACTAAAGAACAATTCATTGAGTTGCTTAGGTGACTTAGGATTAGGCTTGAAGTCTTTGTCTCCTGTGAGTAGTGCTACTTGTATATGGAACTCTTCTAACTTCTCTTCCAGTTCTTGCTTGAGTGAAGCAGCGATCTCATCTTTGAGTGTAATGTCGGACAGTACACCTCCCACTTGCATAGCAACAAGGTGACTCTGTAATCGCTGTACGTGGGAGAAGTAGAAGTCTTCAAGCCCTTGATGTTTAAGTTCCGCGTGTAACTTATCTGCACAAGCCCAAGTGATACAACAGTCTTTAACATTGTAATCCCAGAATTGATTGATGTTTCCTCCTTCACGCCAAGTCTTCCCATCATCCTTATAATATGGATGGTCCGTATACTGAGCCGTGAGGTAGCCCAAGTTATGAGGCAACCGTGGGTATAAGGTGTGATGTGCAAGTAGAGTGTCGAACCATATCTTAGGTACATGTATCCTATCCTTATACCAGAGCCATCCCATATCAAATGAGCCGTTCTGTGCTATGAATTGATTCTTCGAATCATGAAATAGCTCTTGTAATCTTCCACGCAATAGTCCTTCTTGCTGAAGGCTGTATCTATTACTTCTTCCATCTCTCCAGTTGATACATATTCCTTCGTGGGCTTCATTTGCAAGTCCAACACAAGCTGTTTCGTTGGCAATGATTTCGATATCAAAAGCAATTGGTCTGCTACTGCCTTCGATCTTGTCGATATATCCAAGAGCGGTATCATAAGTTGGGTTAATGATGTGATTAATCTTGTGAGTTTTGAATGTTCCATCTATTACTCTCCGTAGTTTGTGTAGATCAAGACGGAACATTGGCTCCATCGTCAAGTTACGCATGATGTGGGCGGGGTTGTTAGTACAGACAACTTTAACTACTCTTCCAGTACGTCCAACTTTACAGTCAAATACGCTACCTCTCCACTTGGTAATACCAGTGTCGCCTGTAAGGGCATGGAGTGCGAAGTTACCGAGCGCCAATATGTATCTGAGATTGGGTAGATTATCCAACTCCCAATCAAGTAAGCCTTCCCAGTGTTCCAACTCAATAGCCTTAACGGGAGACCTAGTGTCAGCTTTAAGACCGAATGTAACCTGTTTCTTAGCCACGTTCGTAACATAACAATCTTTCCTCCTTAAGTCATAGACTCTTAGTATGTCCCATAACATACGACCACTGCCCCCTGTCATGGGCATCTTCATATTAGCTTCTGCCTCACCGGGAGCCTCACCTATGATACATATCTCAGCGTCAATATCCCCGGCACCTAGACAATCAACAGTCAGACCACATGCCTTAGCTCTAGTAGTGAACTCCCGCATTAACTTTGCTTCATTCATTGATGAACTCCCACTTCTTTAGTACACGTAGACACTGTAGTTCATACATCTCTAAATCATATTGGTTATTGATATGAGATTGATGGATGAATCCCCCGGGCAGTGGTCGTTTTACTTCCTCACGGCTATCACCCTCGAAGGTACAATTAGGACGTTCAATAGTTACTAGACATGTATTAGTATACCCAAACTCTTGTTGATAAGCATCAGCTTCTGCCTGCCTACCCACATCTATGAGTATGTACCTAGCTATCAGTCCTTGGATAGCCTTCTTACTTAGTGTAACTAATACATCAGGTCCGTGTCTTTCTTCTAACCAATGGAACACATCTATCTGTGCCTGTCGGTATGAGTAGCCACCTAACTGTGGAGCCTTATCTTCCTTGCACTCTTCTAGTAGTTTAATAGTATGATGATCAAGATTGTAGATAGCCTTAACAACATCCTTGAGTATCTTACCTGTTGCATATGCTACTGAGCTAGATAGATTCTTCTTAGCTATGTTGATGAATGTATCCTTACCACAACGAGGTGGTCCGTTGACAAGTATAATCATTTGTCACCCTTCTTATATAGGCTAAGATCAATAGACCTAGCATCAGTGATGATAGTTACATGGGATCTGGCACGTGAGATAGCAGTGTACAAGTTCTTCCTGTTAAGTAAGAAGCTACGTGACTTGTTCATTATATAACAGACACGATCATACTCAGAGCCTTGAGACTTATGTGTTGTGATAACGTATGCTAAGTCCAAGTCCTTCAATGGGTTCATGTAGTATGTACCCTGTTTGCCTTCCATCTCTAGCCGTGGTGGTATGTCAACAGTCTTGTCTCCAAAGTTAACTACGATGCCTCCTTCAGCAGTAAATCGTTCTACTATTCCTGTCTCGCCATTGAATATCTCTAAGGGATAGTTATTAACTGTGAAGATAACCTTGTCGTCTTCATAGATACGTTGCTCTTCTATCTTCACCCATTTGTGTCTCTCTACGATGATGTAAGGTTTGGCTGTTGGTTGTAGTAACTGTTGGATAGCACTGTTTAATGCTTCAGTACCTACCCACCCTACCTTAGTAGGTGTTATGAGTTGGCAGTTCGTTGTGCCATAGTCAATCTCATTTGCCAAGTTATCCTGCATAAAGTCGAGTACAGTTTGAACAGGCTCATTAGTAATCTTGATTGCGAAGTCTTCGGTCCTACGTGGCATGTTACCCACGATAATTCGCCGCCCATTAGAGATAATATTACTATCACCTTTTTGTCTATGAATAGTCTCAAGTCTAATCCCTCCGAACTTAGCCAGCATCTTTAGAAACGATGATGGTTCTGCTGCGATTCGCTTATTAGTTTCAATCGGCTGCAACTGATTAGCATCCCCAAACATACGAATAACACCACCATTGGGAAGAGCATCAAGAAGATTACGATGCACCTCAACGTTGACCATTGCATACTCATCACATAGTACTACCGTTTCCTCTAGTGGATGGTTACGATCTCTCTTAGGATCAGTACTTACAAGAGTCTTCCCGGTGTCGGGGTCACGTTCGCCGGGGTGAGGGTATTCGAGTAGACGGTGAATTGTGACTGCTTGAATACCTGTAGCTTCTGTGATACGTTTCGCTGCCTTGCCAGTAGGTGCACAAAGAACGACACTACGACCTTGTTTGTAGAGGTTCTTGTATACGTTCTGTAATATAGTGGTCTTACCAGTGCCAGCATCACCCGTAACAGCAACGATTCGATTTTTAAGATTACAACACAAGTAAATAGCCTCAACTTGTGTATCATCCAACTCAAACTCTGTCTCATCATATTCTGTTTGTGCTAAAATCATTCTCATCATCTCCAATGGATATGCTAGTAGATGATGTGTCTCTATGTACCTTAAGCTGTTGAGCTACTTGTACCGCGCACCATCTAGTAAACATTGCTAAGGTTATACCAAGGAGGGCAGCTTCGTGTTGGATAGCGTCATACTCTACGTTAGTACAACGAACACGTAAGTTACCTCCACGTTTGCCTGTGGAATTGGGACCGAAGCCTTGTGGGATTTCATTTGGTGCTGGAATCGTTATCTTTAATGGGGGTTCGTAGGACATTAGGGCGTACCTTATGTGAAATGGATGTTACGTTCTTTGTTCTGTGGCATTGATAAGGTGGGTCTTCTTGGTGTACGTTACTCAATCCGCAATGAATACAGTAACCAGTAACTAGATGGTACTCATGCTCAATCCATTTGACAGTCATATCACATATACCCTTGTGTGTCAAGTCTTAATGTCACACAAATGAATGCCCCTACCACAATTAAGTGATAGGGGCAAATCATTTACACTTGGCTACCCTCTGCGTACCGACTTACGAGGGCTGTCGTATTTAACCAAGGGCGATCCTTTTGTGAAAAGTACCCGCGGGAAGTGATCCGCTTTCGAGCATCTCTAGCACATCATCTGCGCTCTTGACAACATCGTGAATGGTGACATTCTCTCGCGTCAATGAGATCGTCTTGCCCTCATTATCCTGTACGGACATGATTGCATATACGGGTTTCACTGTTCGGGTAGCTTTCGCTTTCTTAGTGCCTTGTTCAGCCATTTGGAGTCCTCTCCTTCATGTGTTAATAACAAGTATAATATAGCCCAAAAGAATGGAGAGTGTCAACACTTAAATCAACTGTCAGCCAATTAAATGTCAACACTCTCCGATTATGCTACGCTGGGCTAGGCAGCATGCACTCGATTGATAACGGCGCGAGTAACACCCTCATAGGTATCATGTTCGACTTCAAGAGCCGCTTCCATGCCTACCCATTCGGACACATCAATCTTCTTACTCAACGGCGCACCGATTGATTCGATGAACCGTTTTGTGCCGTATCGTGCTTGGGGATTATCCTCAAGTCCGACCCGACGATACACTAAAGTCATGCCATCGTCGTTACCGTCTTTATAGTCCGCCGGATACTGATCTGCTCCAATATGGAACGAAACAGCGGCATACATAGTGCCACGCTGAGACTCTTTAACCTCGGCGTTACGAATGACACCAGTATACTTCCCTCCTGGCAAGGGTTCGGGTGCCTCTTGTTTGTTGAGATCGACACTGAATTCGACAATGGAACTAATTTCTTCACTCATCTTGGTTCTCCTTTGTGGTAGTGTTGTGTGCTCTCTGCACTGGTTTGTGGAATTATTGATTATAGTGGCATTCTAACTACTTAGCAAGTCACAACATGTAGTAGTTAGCGTTAGTACAACATACTATATGTAGTACCCTTACGGCAGGTCGAGTTTTTTGCCTTTATTCTTGACCCACAATTTATACCAATCAGCTATACCTTCGCCCTTCCATGATTCGGGATCGAACAACCAAGTGAAGCTACTTTCCCCACTTTGTTTGAACATCCGAGATTTCATAGGCTTTCGAAGGCGGTTAGAACGAATAGTAATCTTACGTTCTTTACCAGTGTCTTCAAGATGCCAAACTTCAGACAACTTGATTGGGATTTCAGACTGCATTTTACCACCTACTAAGATGCTAACCATCATAGCTCCGGTCATCTCGTCCTTACTAGGGGTATCTTCGTGAGCAATAAAGATGCAATGTTTGTTGGCCACTCCTGTAGTCCTAATAACTGACATGATGCCTTGCATAGTGTAGGAATTTCTCCGTCCGTAGCCTTGGAGAGTAGGTAATTCCATACTTGCGCCTCGTACTTCTGTAACAGCATGTTTAAGGGACATTTCATTAAAAGAAGTGATTGAATCAAACACTACAGTTTGAATCTCAGGATTATCATTTAATACCTGTTTAATGCCCCCTGCATTATCATGTTTAAAGGTTGCAACTTTGTTCACGTTCTCCATAGAGAAGTCAACTATGTGGATATCAGGTTCATCCATTAGGGAGCTTGTACCATCAGGATCAAAGTTAACCCATAGAATAGGTCTAGGGGCAGTAGCAGCTAATGTAGTTTTACCTGAGCCACTTGGACCCCAAATAATTACAGACATTCTTGTAACTTGAGTTCGTGGAGTAGTTGCCTCCACTGTTCCCATTTTAATCTCCATGTGTTACTATCTCCTTTTCGAGACCGGATAAATAGCTATATACTCTCTGGACTTCATATCTCATCTTCATCCAGTTCTGAAGATGAGCGTCTTCTAAGAGGTTGGAGCTTATACTCTCCCTCTTGGCTAAGAGTTGTGAACTTATACTCTCTCTGCGGTGAACTTTTCCGGCACTCGATTAACCTCAATGCCTCACACAAATCATCAAGCGTCTGAATTTCAGACTTGTTCAGATGGTCAGGA